CCCATCCTGGACCTTGCCAAGCTCGGCGAAGACATAGGCCCATACAGCATCGCGCCATGCCACGAAAGCCTGCGCCTCGGCCGCCCAGACAGGGTTGCCCGACGCCACATAGGACGCGCAGGAGACCGCGCTGTCGTAGTTGCGTGCTTGCGCCGTCGCATCGACATGCGCCTGAATGGCTGAGCGGTAGTCTTCAAGCGTCGGATCGGGCTGCTCATATGGCGCGATGGGAATGCCGCTCGCCATGAGCGCCGCCCAGTCCTCCGGCGTGTCCACCGCAGACAGCGCCACCGATGCGGCCTCCTCCGTCTCGGCAATGGCGGCAGTCTGCTCAGCATTAGCATATCGGGCAGTAAGGAAAGTGTAAGACATCGTTCAGACCCTGATTTCTTCAACAGTCAGTGTGGCTGCCTGCGCACTGCCAAGCCAAGGCTGTGTCGGGCCGCCGTTGAGGAAGGCCGTGCCGGCACTTGCTCCAGCACGGACGGTCACCGTCACAGGGGCAGTAGTGCCGGCGACCTGATTGTGCTCGAGGACGATCTGCGTGAACGCGGTTGCCGGCGTCGTGTTTAGGAAGTCTGCGCGGACAGCATCTGCAGAACCGCCCACGAAAAGCGCCGCGATCAAGTTGCGCTGGGCGGTGGCATCACTGCACAGTGGGACGACTGCCCGCATGCGAATCCTGTTGGTGGCGCTTGATGGCGTGATGGTTGCCGCGAGCACCTGCGTCCCTTCGCCAATCTGCGGCACCGTGCCATCGAGCGGGATGTTGGCAGTGAGGGTAGTGTACGCTGTGTTCTGGGAGTAGACCGACTGCACTACTCGGCCAATGGTGCTCTGGGGCAAGTTTCCGGAGTGCCAGATAGCGCGGCTGGCTGACCCATCGTTCCACGTCAAATTTTCGCCAACAAAGAACTGCCTTGCGACAGTCACTCCATCAGGATTATTTATAGCAATTGCTATGCGCCTGTTTATGCTGTCCCAGTATATTGCAGCGTTTTGCAGGGAGCCGTCAGCATTCCTGAACCGGAAATTGGTGTTGGTCGCGCCGCGCATGACGATGTTCGGGCCCAGCACATCGAGCTGACCATCCACCTGGAGGTTGCCGCGGGCTCTGGCGGTCACGCCGTTCGAGGCCTTGATCCGCTTGCCGGTGGTGGCGTCGAACAGGGCGATCTCGTTGTTGACCACGCCGCCGCCAGGGCCGAAGACATCGCCGATGCCGCCTGGATCAGGCAGCTCACGCACGAGCGCCAAATACTCACCCAACTTCCGCCCGTAATTGCGTGGGTCGGTGTGCGCGATGCCGCGCATCGCCACATACGCACCGTTGGTGATGTTGGCGCCTGTCCAGTTGAGGGCCAGTCTCAGCTCGGTATCCGAGATGATCTCCTCGACCAGGCCAATCGCACCGCCCGTGAGGAAGAGATCGCCCTGCTCAAGGGCCGAGGTCCATGCGCCGCCGGTTCCGGTCACAATCCGGCTGCCGTTGGTCACAGTCGCGACCGAGCCTTGCCCCGCGCCGGGGATGTTGGTTCCGTAGAGGTAGGGATATGCAAGCGTCATAGCCGTGCGCTCCTCGGCCGCGTGGTGCGCGGCACGGAAGGGTTGCTCAGGATGAAGTGAAGGGCCGGCGCCTCAGCGGCGCAACTCGTCGAGGCGCAGGCTTCTGTCTTTGACGTAGAAGAGGCTATACGAACCGTTTGCCTGGACCGTGACTGTGTACTGGGCACTTGCGCCGCCAGTCGTATCGAGGGCGAATAGCGTGACCGAGTTGCCGCCTCTCGATTGAATAGGGGTGGTATTGGGCGAATAATCCTCGAAACTGGTCCAGCCGAAGGGCCGCGTCGCCTGCGCGATAGTCACGCCGTTTCGCTTCAGGCGGATTGTGCTCGTCGCCGGGGCAGAAGCGGCAACAGTTCTAACAAATTCCCCGTACAGGTCACAGACAAACTGCAGCAGCCGCCGGGCGCCCGGTCTCCCAGTCCAGTTGAGCGTCAGAACCGTCATCTCACCAGTGAGAAGAACTTGGTTATCAGCAGAGACGAACTCCGAGTTCGACAAAGCATTCTCGGCAATGAGTTCCGTGATAAGCGTGCCGTTCTGAAGGATCTGTGCAGCGTTGAGCTTGCCCGCCGTGATGTTGTCCGCCGTCAGATTGCGGATCATGGCGTTGTTGACGTAGGCAGTCCCGCCGTCGATGACGAATGGCGCGGTCGCCCCGCTCGGCCCGAGCACAGCGAATTGCTCGGCGTCCACTACCACGCGCGTCGGCTCGCCGGGCGCGTTCGGCACGTCCAGGAAGAGCGACGCCTGTCGCCAAGACCCTGTGCCGCCCTGCCGCGCCTGCATGCCGATACGGCTGTAGCCGCTCGGGCCCGTCTGCACAGCCATGCGGAAATTGGCGGTATTGACGTCAGTCGGAGACGTCGCTGCCGACAGCGATGTGATGGCATTCGCATAGGCGGAAACCTGACCACCAATGTCCGCCACTGACGTGCTTAGCTCGGTCGCGATGTTGGAGACGGTCGTGCCGTCGCTCTCCCACTGTGCGACGATCTCAGAGCCGAGCACTGCAAGCGCTTTTTCGGCGCTTGCCTCAACATTGGAAATCTGACTAGCCTGTGCCGAGACAGTGCTACTGATCTGAGACAGGTCGTCAGAAATCTGAGACAGGTCGTCAGAAATCTGAGACATGTTGTCAGAAATCTGAGACATGTCGTCAGAAACAGTCTTCCCGGTCAGGTCGTACTCGGCTGTGATCTGCGATCCGAGCACGGCGAGCGCCTTTTCGGCGGTTGCCTCGACATTGGAAATCTGACTTGCCTGTGCCAAGACAGTCGCAGTGACATTGTTCAAGCCATTCGTCAGGCCCGCAATGTCGCCTGACATTTCGTCCAGATCATCGCTGACTGTTACGCCATTGGCGTCATACTTGGCGACGATCTGCGATCCCAGCACGGCAATAGCCTTGTCCGCAGTTGCCTCCACGCTGGCAATCTGGGTCGCCTGCGCCGAGACGGTGCCCCTGATCTGAGACAGGTTGTCAGAAACGGTCCTGTCGGTCAGGTCGTACTCGGCCGTGATCTGCGATCCGAGCACCGCCTTGGCATAGTCAGCCGTCGCCTGCGCAATCTGCACCTGGCGGATGGCGGCCCGCGCCTTGCCCTCGGCCGCGTCGGCAATCACATGCCCCTCAGCGGCGAGATCAGCAATATCCTGCAGGTCAGGCCGGTACTCGATGAACTCGCGGAAGTCGCGCTTGAGATCATCGATATCCAACCGGATGTTGGCCCAGGAATTTTCGATGACGATCTCGATGGCGGCCACATCCACCACCGACCACGGCCCTTCCCGACCGTCTGCCGTCAGCGGGCGCACGCGGACCTTGAGCGGGCTCGGAGTGCATGGCACCACGAACGCCGGGTGCGAGCCGCGGTACACCTCGCCGTAGGTCTCGCCGCCGTCATAGCTGATCTGGGCGACGTAGAGGGCAGCCCCATTCGGCGGCTCCCAGCCAGCACGGACCATGGCAGCCACGCCCTGCTGGAACATGGAGGCCGCGATCTGCGTGATCACCGGCACGGACGGCTCAAGGAACGGCGGCACAGGCGCAGGAGGCGGCACACCATCCTCGGTGATGTCGTAGACCTCCGGCGCGTCGATGACCGTCTCGATGTCCATGTACCGGCCATCCGGCGAGGACGTGCCACGCGTGACCAGCCCGTGATAGGTCCGCGGCTCGCCCGCCGAAAACACGAACGAACACGCCTCCTCCGTCGGCTGGCGCGCGATGGCCACCGCAGCAGTGATGCCCTGATCTGCCTCCACAGCAGCGAGGTCCAAAGCATCGAAAATGGCGATGTTGTCTGCACCACCACGCAGCACACGCACAGGCCCGAAGGGGCGCCCGTTGCGCCGCCGCACCTCGAGGTAATGATTGCCAGTCGGCTGCCACTCCACCGGCCGCGACAGCGTGACCTGCCGCGTCGCCGCGTTGTAGGCCACGACATGGCCGCTCTGCCCCCACGTCTGCGGCAGGTCAGACGAGATGGCGATGAGGTCGCCACGCTTGAGCAGGCGCCCCTCCATCTCCACACGGCACGACACGGTGCGGCGACGGTAGCGGCTGACGGCGGCCAGATGCCGCGCCACGCCAACAGCCTGCGCACGCTTCGTCAGGCCCGGCACCTGCACACGCGCAGGCATGGAGAGCGTCTGCCCAATCGGTGCCGAGGAGACATCAGCCAGCCGCCACGTGGTCTCGTCCAGATACTCGACGACGACACCATCGGCCCACTCTTCGTCCTGCAGGTTGCGCACGATGGAGAGCGAGCCGCGCACCATCTCCCGGTCGGTGATGAGCATCGTCGGCAGGCCACGCGGCTCGTCGCGCACCATGGTCAGCCGGTCGCCGACGAAGGCAGGGTTGGCACGACCAACGCGCAGTGCGGTCTCAATGGCCTCCTGGATCGAAGTTGGCTCGGTAAACACGTGGTCGAACGTGTGCCCGAGGCTGTCGTAGAGAGCCGCGTAGCTGACAAATGTCTGCAGGTCCACGTTCGCCAGCGGCAGGCCAGCCGAGTAGACAGGGTTCGACCAGATGTCGAGCGCAGCCCAGACAGGATTGCGCGTCGGCTGCTCCACCCACGTCGAGCCGTTCCAGACCGGCACAATGCGTGTGGCGATCACACCGATCTTGCGGCTTGAGAACCCGGACAGCGTGGCGTCGGCCTGCATGCGCAGAGCGATGGTCGTCACCTGCGGAAACGTCTGCGGCCCGTCGATGTGGGCCCTCAGAGCCGACCAGACGACCTGATTGGCGCCACGCACCTTGCCGCCATAGAGCGACTGCCCGTCGATCTCGGCATCGGTCCGACGCACGCGCACCTCATACCGTCCGGGCGGCACGGTCACTCGCTCGGTGACGCGGATTTGCGACTGCTTGGTGAACTGGTAGCCCTTTGACAGGATGGTGAACCAGCCGCTCGTCGGAGCGCCGGCGTCATTGACCTGCCGCGCCTGCGCCTCAATCCCCGTGTGCGCCCACAGAACCTGATCCTTGTAGGTCGTGTAGGAGCCGCCAGGCCACACGAAGTCGAGCAGGATCGTCTTGGCCTGCGTGCCGGCCGCATTGACGATAAAGCCACCGATCCACGTGGACGGATCCGGCAGGCGCTGGCCGCCCACCTCACTCGCCGTCACGACATTGACGGGGAAGAGATCGACCTGCTCACCCGGCCCCTTGATCTCAACAGCGACCGAGCCTGCAAAAGAGGGCAGCACGCCCTGGGTCTTGTTCCAGATCGGCGTGTCGTCGATGCGGATTTCCTCCACGTCGTACCGCCCGCAGCCAAGCGCCAGCAGCTCATAGAGATACTGGTTGTCGCCCGCGAATTCGCTGTACGGCGGCGCGGCGAAGTCAGGATAGACCAGACGGCGGCCATACCCGACAGGGATCGGCTGCAGCGGACGCGCAGTGTTGCCGTCAGCCGCAATCGAGAACAGATCCTCGCTCTTCTCGCTCTTGCCGCCCGCCTTCGGCCGCATGAAGGCCGAGAGCAACAGCCCGCCACCAGCGAGGATGAGCGCACCTGCGATGCCAGCAGCAGTCGAGCCAGCACCACCGAGGCCGAGAGCGCCAGCAATGACGCCGCCAGCCCACGGCGCAAGGGCCGTCAGGGCGACCATGGCGACCACCGCAGCGATGGACTTGCCCGACGAGGCACCCGAGGCGCTTCCACCACCGAGAGGACGGGACAGGAAAACCACCTCATCCCGCTTGCGCAGCTTGCGATGCGACCACTCCCGCACCGGCACGGGCTGGCCGTTGATGAGGCACACGGTCGGCAGGCCGGCAAAGGTCCAGCCCTGCCGGCGCACAAAGCTCGCAATTGTCTCCCGATGGCGGCGCTCGGCGGCATCGACCACGAGCAGCGGCGTGCCGGCCGGGTCGGCGAGTTGGTGCAGGACAAGCGGCATTGCGATCCCTACGCAGCGGAGCGGCGGAAATACCGGACGTTGTGAAAGCCCTTGGCGAGCAGCGTCGGCCAGTCGTCGGCGACGACGCCGGTCGGCGCATCGGTGTGCAGCACGAGCCGGCGGGCGCCGTCCGCGACGAACACGCCGAGGTGGAAATCCCGGCCGTCCACGTTGCCCATCAGCACGAGGTCGCCATCCTGCGGCGGCGCGACGCGCTCCCACATGACGCGCTCGGGATGGCCGAGGATGGCGC